GGACGGCTCGATGCCGGCCAGGTCGCCGAGCTGCTCGACGTCATCACGGACGGCCTTCTCGACGGGGCCCATGCCGCCCCCTTCCAAGATCGTTCCGACGGAATCGGGCCGGGGGGAGAAAAATAAAAGCTGGGCGTGGGGTTGCGAAATGTCCGATTTCTAAAAAATCTTGGAAGATCCCAGATCATTTTGGATTTGATCGATCCGATTTAACGAGATCAAATCCCTCTGACCTGCGGTTTCATCCGGAGCCGCTGCCCTCATGGCCCGGCGAACCAGTCGACCGAGGTGACCAGCTGGGTCAGCTCGGCCAGCGGTCGGCTGCCCTTCTCGCTGTTGCACTTACGCAGGCAGACGGGGCAGCCGTTCACTCCGTGGATGGGTGCGAGGTTGTCGGGGTCGAGGCGTGCGCCGCCCTTGCTGACAGGGTGGATGTGGTCGACGGCATCGGCGGCACCGTGGCCGCAGACGATGCACACGTCGGATGTGGTGAGGATGCGGGCGCGCATCTGCCGGAACTTGTAGCTGGTGAGTTCGCCGCGGTCGGTGGCCACGCCCACCTCCTGGCATGCGCCGGCCCGGCCGCGCATGGTGCGGGCCGGGCCGGGTGGTGGATGTTCAGCGGCGGCGGAACAGACAGATGACAGCAGCGCGTTCGCCGCCGAGGGTCTTGCTCTCTGCGGCCGCCATGTTGGCGAGCGTCCAGCCTTCGGCCTCGACGGCCTCGATCTGCTCGCCGACGCCAGTCATCGGCGCGGTGGTCATGCTGGTCTTGTTGGCCTCGATGAACTTGTACACGAGGACGCTGCGGCCCTCGGTGTACGCCTTGCGTGCCTCGTCTGTAGCGCCCTTGGCCTTGGCGTTGTTGATGAACCCCATGGTCCCCCCTTGGAGTGTGGTGATGAGGGGCTCAGTGTGGCGCCGTGCGGGTGGCCGGGCGAGCGCTGCGACAGGGTTGTGACACGACGAAGCCCCAGCCGGGGGGATTGGCTGGGGCTTCGCGTGCGTCTGTGGTGCCGGTTGAGGGCACAGTTGTACGCCGAAAGCGTTACACGTCGCTGACCTGCGGTCAAGCGGCCTTGCGGGTCTGTCGTTTGGCGGCGAGTGCGGTGACGTCTTTGACGGCGTACCAGGGTTGTCCGACGGTGCCGCCGGAGCGCGCGAGCTGGCCGCGGTGGACGAGTAGGCGGACGCCTCCGAGGGTGATGCCGAGCTGCCGGGCGACCTGGTGGGCGGTGAGGTGGCCGGGGCGGATGATCTGCGACTCCATGTCGTCCATGATGCGCGGTCAGTGCTTCTGGTGCGGGCATCCCTGTACCCACCATCCGCACTCGGGGCAGTACTCGTGCACGAGGGTCAAGAGGCGTCGGATCACGGCTTGTTCACCTCCTCCTCGCGGACTGGATGCAGGATGCAGGCAACCCCTTCTGCGATCGGGACCACTCTCGCGACTTCAAGGCGCTCAACTGCGACGACGTCTCCAGAGGGGGCAACCCCTTCCGGTGGGGGAGTGGCGGACGAATCGGACATCTTCCGTCGTGCGGCTCGCCACAGCGCCAGCGCCCCGACGATCCACAGCGAGAGGATCCCGGCGGCCTCGGAGGCCGCGAAAACGCCCGCTGTGGCGACGCCCGCGAGGACGAACAGCACGCATCCGCCGGCCGCCCTCGACGGCTCCTCGGGCTCCTCTCCGACCTGCTTCGTGCGGCCCATCAGAACGCCGCATAGATGTGGTCACCGATCCAGTTCGCACCCAGCGCCAGCGGCACCGCGGCGAACCCGGCGACGCCCGCCGAGGTGCCCAACGTGATGCCGCACCAGGCGCCACGCTTGAGCACTCCCGCTCGCTCCTCGCTGGCCTTCTTCACGGCAGCGACGAACCCAACCGTGGCGATCAGCACCAGGGCCGCCCCGGGGGCGGACAGGGGGACGAACGTCTTGGCTGCGGCGAGCTGCCCGCCGCGCTCGCCGACGCCCCAGAACAGGGCCACGTCCCCGAGCCAGTTGGACAAGCCGAGCGTGGCGCTGGAGGCGGTGCCGATGATGCCTCCGATGCCGAGGGTGGTGAGGCACCCGTAGGACCAGGACGCGAGGAAGGGGAGCAGCCGGGCCGCGTGCTTGAGCGGGTCCTTCATCAGGGCCTTGCGGCTGGGGTACCAGGTGACGGCCTGGTGGATGAGGAGGCAGAGGCCGACGGTGACGCCGCCGTAGGTGACGTAGTTCATGGGGTGCATCGAGGGTCCTAGCGGAGGACGGCCACGCCGAGCGCGGCGAGGGTGAGTACGAGGGCGACGGTCCCGGAGATCTTGGGGACGTCGGGCAGCGCGACGGCGCAGAGGCCGAGGAGCGCGAGCGAGGCAGCGGCGACGAAGAACGCGGCAAGGATCACGAGCCGTCTCGCGCGGTCCGGAGCAGACGCCGGCCATACCCGTCGGATACGCCGAGTCTGGTTCCGATCTCGGTTCCGGTGAGGTCCGGTTCCGCCTGGAGCCAGTTCCGCACGGTGCCGACGCGCTTGGCGAAGGTCGTGTTGCTGCTGTCCTCGGAGGCGATGTCTGCGGCGCCGGTTCCGGTGGGCGGAACCGTGAGCGGAACTGGTTCCGGTGCTGGTTCCGCTGGAGTTCCGCCGACGACCTTCGCGGCGTCGCGGAAGTGGTCTCCCAGCAGGTCGAAGCCGGTTCCGCTGGTTCCGCCCGCGAGTTCCGCCACGGGGCGCCAGGGGCCGAGGACGGGGCCGATGGGGGTTGCGTCCTGCATGGTCGCAACGGCCGTGGGGGCCCGCTCGATGGTGATCGGTTCCGCTGGTTCCGCCTCGGCCGGAACTGGTTCCGGCGCGAGTTCCGCCGATACTCCGGATTGGGGAATTTCCCCAATCGGCTGCCCCTCGCTGAGCCGGTGGACGCGCCAGAGCACCAGCGGAGCGACCGCGGACACGGAGACGACGAGGGCCACGGACACGGGCAGGAGACCGACCTCGACGAGGTGGCTGGCCGCGTTCACCGCGATCAGGGTGAGGACGACCGTGAAGACGTCGCGGCGGGCCCGGAGCGCGGCGAGTGCGTACACGTCCAGCGCGGCCGGGACGCCGGCGGCGACGTAGGTGCCGAACCCGCAGGCGACCGCGAGCTTGTACTCGGCGGAGGCGAGGACGGTGAGGACCGCGGCGAGCGCGGCCCACAGCAGGGGGTCACGCTTCACTGGCCACCGCCGAGGAGCGTGTCGAGCTGGTCGGCGAGGTCGCGCAGCTGGTCGGCGTGGGCGTCGAGGGCGGCCGCGAAGTTGTACAGGGCCACGGGGTCAAGGGTCTTGCCGAGCAGGCCGACCGAGACGCCGAGCCCGCCACCGGGCAGCTCGGCGAACGGGGATTCCACGAGGCCTGCGGTGTCGACGACATTGCCGCGGAAGACGAGGTCGACGTCCGGGCCCTGGTGGAGGATGTCGGCCCGCATGTCGCCGGGCACTGACTCGTGGCCGACGCACCATGCGGGCTCGGGCAGGGTGACGTCGCCGTGATCGGCGGTAGGCAGGGTGACGGTGCGGGGCTCGGCGCTCACTGGCCCTCACTCCGCTCGGCGTCGACGGCGGCGACGAGGGAGCGGATCCGGTAGTTGAGGCCGGTCGCGGCCTTCAGCATTGCGGTGTGGTCGTGGATGTTGGCGGTGGCGACCCTGCCGAGGTAGTCGCGGGTCAGCTTCAGCTCGATGTCGAGGGACGCCGGGAACGGGGGCTCCTCGTCCGGGCCGTGCAGCGGGTCATAGGAGGTGCTCACGCCTGCTCACCACCCTCGGCGCTGAGGGCGCGCAGCAGGATGCGGAGGGCTTCGGTGAGGCCGCCGTGGGCCTGGGCGTAGGCGAAGATGTCGCTGCTGTCGACGGTGCCGTACTTGCCGAGCATGTACTGGCCGACGCGGATGGCGACGGCGAGGTCGTCGGGCTCGGCGGGGTTATCCACACTGTGGATGGAGGTGTGGATCATCGGGTCACCTGCTTAGCGATGACTCCGGTGGCGCCGGCCGCGGTGACGCGCACGGAGATCGTGCGGTCCGGGGTACGGCGGATGAGGCCTGCGGCGACGAGGCGCCGGGCGGGGCGCGCATCTTCTGTTACGCACGCAATAGAATCCGGCATGGCCGGTCCTCCTGGTTGAGTCAGGGGGTTCTGGTCAGGGGTCGGGCGGCGCGCGCGCCTCGGGTGTTCCACCACCCGGGAGCTGCCGTCCGGCCCCGCTTCTATTCGGTTTTCGAGTACTTCTTGATCGCGTTGTTGACGGCGGTCCAGCTCTTGCCGACGTCCTTCGCGACCTTGTAGACGCTGCCTAGTTCGGCAACCCCTTCGGCGAGTGCTTCGCCGCGTCGCTCGGCGGCTTCCAGCAGTTGCGATTGGAGCTGTTCCACCAGCTCGTCCTCACGCCTGAACCGGGCCCGCCAGGGCTCTTTGGTCACGTCGTCGACAGTATCACAGGGGGGTGTGATAGTCACGAGTTGTCACTTGGCTGGAGCTGGGCCAGCATCAGGAAATCCCGCTCCTCGTACACGCACGAGCACCACGGGCAAACGAGCTTGGTCTCGCCCCGCTGGTGTCGGATCGTCGCCCCGCACACGGTGCCGGCCTTGTCGACGGTGGCGACGCACTGCCCGATCCGGCGGCCGCGCTCGGGCAGCGCGCCGACGATCGACAGGGCGGCGCCCTCCACCTCGCGTACCTCGCGCGCCAGATCTCCGGCCGCCGGGTAGCTGGCCGCGATCCACTCCAGGTTCATGGACAGCGCCCGGGCCGCTACCAGGACGCGGCGGTCGATGCTGCCCTCGATGGCGGGCTGACCCCAGCCGCGCGCCCGCTGGACGTCGGAGCGCCACGACTCCAGGACGAGGGCGATGCCTCCGTACCGGAGGTCGAGGACGGCCTCGTTCACCGGGAGCACGGAGACGGCGTGGCCCTTCGAGGTTCGCTCGCCGCCACTGTGGGCGGCCGGGGTGAGGAATCCGGCGAGCGCCTCGTAGGCCTTCGGCAGGCGAGCGAGCCGCTCGGCGAGCGCGAGCGTGTCGCCGGGGCAGAGGTAGCCGTGCTCGAGGTCGCGCCCACAGGCCTCGCACTGATTCACGCGTCGGCCTTCTCTCGTGCGGCCGCGAACTTGGCCTCAGCAGCACGCACGGCCTTGCGATCGCGGCGGCCATCGAGGACACCGAAGACGATCTGGACGAGCAGCATGACGTACATGCCGATCGAGGCGCCGACGGCGAGGAGCTGGATGTCGTGGTCGTTCATGGCGGTGCCTTCCGGATCTAGAAGGGGGGCTCGTCGGAGTAGCCGGCGCCCTGTGCGGTGGGCTGCTGCTGGCCGCCGCCCCAGCCGCCGCCCTGCTGCTGGCCGTTCGTGGGCTGGGCGGTGGCCCACGGGTCAGCAGATGGTGCTGCCCCTCGCTGGCGCCCGCCGCCCGCCGGATTCTTGGTGACCTTCGCAGTGGCGCGGGCGAGGCTCACGCCGACCTCGTCGACGTCGATCTCGTAGACCGTGCGCTTCACCTGCTCCTTGTCTTCGTAGGAGCGCTGCTTCAACCGGCCCTGGACGATGACCCGCGTGCCGCGGGCGAGGGACTCGGCCACGTTCTCGGCGGCCTGCCGCCACACCGAGCAGGTGAGGAACAGGGCCTCGCCGTCCTTCCACTCGTTCGTCTGCTTGTCGAAGACGCGCGGAGTGGACGCGATGCGGAACTTGGCGACCGCGGCCCCGGACGGGGTGAAGCGCAGCTCAGGGTCGTCGACCAGGTTGCCGACGACGGTGATAACGGTCTCGCCTGCCATGGCGGGCTCCTTCTGTGGTGTGCTGGGTTGGAGGCCGGGCCTGGTTGGGACAGGCCCGGCCGGTCAGCGGCCGATGAACAGCTGCGGCAGCGCTGACAGTTCGCGCCAGGCCGCCTTGTATGCCTCGACGGGCAGCAGCTCGGCGACCTCGGCCGAGGAGCGCAGGGGGCGCTGGTAGGCGTCCTCGAAGTCGGCCGGGAGGCGCTCGGCCTGGTCGTCGTATCCGGTCCGGTCGAAGACGGACAGGGCCAGAGGCGCGACCGTGCCGGCGAACCGCACGCCCCGGACGTAGACGGTCGCGCCGATCTCGCGGGTGGTGACTGAGCGGTGGACCTTGAGGTCGCCGTGCTCCGCGCGGGGGGTATCCCGTCGTGCGCCTTCGTAGATGCGAGCTGTCACGTACTCGGCGACCAGCGTGTGCCGGAGGTACGCGTGCTCGGGGGCGAGGACGAACCCGCGGCGCAGCTGGTCGTCCAGTTGCCAGACGACGTGCAGGTGCGCCTTGGCGTCGTCGCAGCGGTCGGGGTGGTAGTTGACGACGCCCCAGGGCTTGCCCTGGACGCGGCCCTCGGAGTTGACGGCCGGCGCGGCGATGAGCTGACGGAAGATGCTCAGGGTCATCTGCCTGGCGTCGACGTTCAGGGTTCGGATCTGGACGGTGGCGGTCTCGATGGATGTGTTGCCGGTGTCGGGCTGGGTGGTCACTGGCGCTCCTGTGCGGTTGGGTTGTTTCCCTTTTTTCCATGCGGTGCAGAGGCGAAGGTCTGCGAGGGATCTGCTGCTGCTCACGGTCCGCGCACGCTCACCCCTTCCATTGATTACAGAGAGTAATAATTACTTCTAAAATGGCTTTCGGGGAGACCTGTAAGTAATCAAGGGGCGTTCTGTGCCCCCTCCGACGCATGGAATTAATGGAAAGAACTCATCTCCGCTCGGCCGTGAACGTGTCCGGGTGGGCGACAAAGCGGGCCTTCGGCGGGCGCCCGCGCGCTCCCTCCGGCCTCGGCGGCGGATCGATGCGTCGCACCCATCCCGCGTGCTCCAGGACACCGAGAGCGGCGTCGACGTCCTCCATGGCTGTGCACCACTTCTGGCCGCGCACGGCCTTCTCCACGTCCTTCGCAGCGAACCGGCCCCGCTGGTCGGCCCGACGCGCCCAGTCAAGGACGGCCCGCGCCGGACCGAGCTTGGACTGGCGCTCCTCTGACATCAGGTCGGCGACGAGCCGCGCGTGCTGAATCAGGTACGGCACCAGGGCGATTGTGTCGCCCATGACCTCGCCGCTCACGGTCAGCGTTGTCGGCTCCTCGTACAGGGCGAGCACGGCCGCGATCCGCAGCACCTGCCCGGGCAGCTTCTTCGCCCATCCCTCGACGGCGGCGAGGTCGCCGTGGGCCTTGTGCCGGGGCTCCAGCGCCTCCCAGAACGAGCGGAACAGAGCCTGCGCCGTAGGGTCCAGGCCCATCACTCGGTACTCGGGGTCATCGTGGACGGCCTGCATCAGGCGGACGACGGCGTTGTTGTAGGCCCCGCTGACCTCCTGCGGGATGGGTTCGCTGTCGTAGGACCGGTCGCCGACCCGGCTGGTCGGCATGGCGAAGATGAACCGCGCCATCAGGCCACGGGCCTCGAAGACGTCTCCGGTCTCGCCCATGCCAGTGAGGAACCCGGGTTGCACGGCCAGGCCGAGGCTGAGGTTCGGGCGCTCGAGGAGGACGGGCGGGCCGCTCTTGCGGTTGACCGAGTGTGTCTCGTGGCTCCATGCCTTGAGCACGATCTCGGGGTTGGCGTTCTTGGAGTACCGACCGCCGACGTTGCCGAGGAAGGAGCCTTCGGTGGAAAGGATCGCGAGCCGCTCGCCTTGCTCGGCGATCAGGTCGATCGCGGCCTCGGGCGTGGTGTCGTCGGCGACGAGCTGGGTGTGTACGAGCGGGTCGCCGAGCTCCTCCAGCTCCGAGTACACCGCGTCCAGGTTCAGTTTGGCCTTGGCCCGGGAAGCAGAGTCCCGCGCCTTGATCACACGGTTCTCGGCTTCCGTGACGGCGGACTCCACCATCTTCCGGTTCCGGCGGTCCTTGACGACGGCCACCTTGTCGGCCTCCCTGCGCCGCTTCTCCTCGGCGTAGATGGGCTTGCCCATCAGGCCAAGGGCCGGGGACTTCATCTCTCCGGGGGCTGCGACGGGCATGGTGTAGAGGGTGACGGGCTCGGTCCAGTCGGGCTTCGGGCTGACCGCCCGGCGGCCGCCGATCGCGGTGGACGCCGCCGCCATTCCGAGCCACGCCGGGAGATCGACGGGCACCTGGAGGCTGGTCGCTACCGCTTCGGCCATGGTCCCGACGCCCCGCAGCCGCGCGGAGTCGAGCGGCAGCGGCGCCGGCGGGGCGAGAGGAACCGGCTCGTCCCACCCAACGCTGTCCTCGGCGTGGACGCCCGTCGACCAGTCCGAAGGCCGGGTGGTGTCTTCCTCGTTGAACGTGGCCCACATGTCGTCCTGTGGGGCGTAGTCGTGCCGCTCGTCCACTTTGAGGCACCGGCGCTTCACCTCGGCGAGGACAGGCGCGGGCAGACGGCCGGCCGGGCCGTGGGTAGCCCGGCCTGCGGCGGCGCGCATGATGTCGCGGGCGGTCTCGCCCGTGTTCCCGCCGTAGTGCAGGTGTGCGTACAGCGTGCCGATCGTCAGTTTCTGCCCGGCAGGCTGCGCGCCCACGGGGAGGTCGGAGCGCTCGGACCAGTTCACGGCCACGTGGTCGTCGCAGAGCAGGCTGTACGCGCTGCTCGGCCCGTCGCCCCCGGCGGTGGGCCGCAGCCACTTCTGCCGGCCTCCGGTTTGCCCGACGTAGGTCCAGCCCTCGGGCTCCAAGAGGTCGCGGAACTCCAGCGTGTCGGCCAGCACGTCGAGCGGGCCGTCGCCGCTGTGCAGCCCGGACGGGCGTTCGCGGCGCGGCGGGGGAACGGACGCCCCGGTGCGGCGCGCCTTGCGCTCCTGCTTCTCCCGCGTCGCCTGCTCCAGGATGTCCCGGGCGGCCGGGGCCAGGTCGGCGACGACCGCGGCGAGGTCGGCCAGCTCGTGCACCTCGCCCGTGCCGGGGCCGATCGCCGTCGGCCGCTCCAGGCCCAACTTGCGGTTGACCGTGCCGGGGACCTTCATCAGCCGGTCGAGGTTGCCGACCTCGACGTCCCACGACCAGCCGAGCCGGTACGCCTGCGCGGCGAGGATCGCCTGCAGGCCGGTGGTCACGGCCTTGACGCGCTGCCGGTCCTCCTCGCTGTCCACAAGGTGGTTCTCGGCGAGGACCCAGACCGGGTTGTAGCCGCCACCGGTGTGCGCCCACCCGGAAGGGGTGGGCAGACCCGACTCGGCGACGACCTTCTGGACACCCTCGGTGTCGGGCGGTGCGGGCAGGTCGTCGGGGCCGGGCTTGTGCCCGACGGTGCCGTAGTCCCCGTCCGCCCACAGGTGCGTCAGGCCATAGGCCAGGTCCTCGCCCCCGCGCCCCTCGGCGGGCTTCTCACGGAGGGTGGTGACCTGCGCGTACACGCCCTTGGCGGCGCGCTTGTCCAACGCCACCGCGTAATCGGCGGCGGCGGCGATGCCCGCCTCCTCGGTGGTGAAACGGCGTCCTGCCCAGCCGTCCTTGTCCGAACAGATGCTGAGGTACCCGGGGCATCCGCTGTACAGATGCGTCAGCCAGTCGTGGACGACCTGGCGGTCGGCGGTGGGCGTGCCCATCTCATCGGTCACGCTGCACCGCCGGGAAGTAGTAGGTGCCGGTCGGGCGGCCGATGCAGCGCGACGTGCGGGGGCAGGCGCGCGGCGCCGAAGCGAGGCCGGCGGGGTGGACGTGCTGGTGGTCGCAGAACGGGCAGTCGACGACCAGGAGCACGCGCGTCTCGCCGTCCTCGAACTGCGTGTCCCTGTACGGGATGAGGCGGGCCGCGGCGGCGACCATGCCCAGGCGGGCCGGGGGCGGCTGGATCTCCGCCTCCTGCTCGATGTCCTCCCCGAACATCGGGAGGACGGTGGTGGTGCTGTTCACGAACGTGCTCTCTTCTACGAGCGGGGCCAGTGGTGTTCGTGAGTGCGCGTGCGGCCCCGGGCCTGGGGGATGGCCCGGGGCCGCTGCGCTTCCGGGATCAGCCGGTGTTCCGCCGCTTGTTTTTGGCGACCTCGTCGCCCACGGCGATGACGTCGTTGATCCACCTGCGGACGGCGGAGAGCACCGCAACCGGGGTGGGCTGTTCTTCGAGGTGGCCGCGGATCGAGCTGAGGACCATCTCGTGACGGCCGCGTTCGGAGGCCCGCTGTACGTACAGCCGCTCAGGCGTGTACTCAGGCTGTTCCGGCCACTCGCCGGGACGGCGCTCGGTCATGCCGCCTCCCTCGTTGCGGGCTCATGGAACGCAGTGCGGATGATGGCCCGCTGGGTGTCCGTAAGCGGGGGCGCGGACGAAACGATGCGATCAATCCGTGCCCAGTACGCGGCGTTGCGCGCGGGGTCCGGGTCGCGGACGGGACGGTCAGTGCGGGCCGGGTGGCCGGGGGTGCCCACGAGCTGCACACCCCCGGCCGCCGCCGCGCTGGTCTCGGCCGTCACGCGTCCGCCTTCTCAACGAGGGCCGCGCGGAGCTGGTCCAGCACGTCGACCGCCTTCATGCTGTGCGGCAGGATGACGAGCCCGGAGTCTCGCCAGACGACGATCTCTCCGCCCATCTGTTCGTCGGCGCTCTCGTTCGCCCTCACCATCCGCAGGTTGTGTTCGGCCGCGATCTGGTTGGCCATCGCCTGAAAGATGGCTTCAAGGACGGAGTCGACGTCGTTCTGTTCGATGAACAGCTCGGCGAGGGTGTTCGCCACTCGCTCATAGTCAGGGGTCCACAGGCCGGCGTCGCGGGCGGCCTGCTTGTCGGCCTCCAAGTGTGCGAGCGCGTGAGTGACCTCGGGGTTGAGCGTCGGCTCGTCGATCTGGGCTCTCGCGTCCGACGTTGCCGTGGGTTGTACCGTTGTGCTCATGAGCGTGTCCTGTCTTACTTGCTGGTGAGAGTGGATTTGCTCGACAGAGGCGACCCGGCTGGACCCCGGGTCGCTTCGTCGTTTCCGGGGACGGCCGCTCCCGACTGGACCTCGGGGGCGAGCGTCATGTCCCGCTGCGGGATGTACGGCTTCAGGAATCCCGCGAGCTCTCGCAGATCGAGCACGATCGCGAGGCGGTAGAGGGATTCGAGAGACAGCTGCTTCTCGCCGCGCTCGACTTTGGACAGGTGCCCTGGGTCGATCCCGGCTCGTGCGGCGACCGTCCGCAGCCCCAAGCCCCGGGCCGTGCGGACAGCGCGCAGCGGGGAGGGACTGCGCATCAGTGTTGAGTCAGTGCGCATGGGTGAAGAGTAGGGCGCTGGTGCCCAAGGGGCAAGCAAGACTCGACACCCATGTGCATTGATCCTTCACGGGTGTTGACTCGTGGTCTACGGTGGAGCCATGGCGATGGATCGAGAATCCTCAGAGAACGGCCCGACCGTGGTGGGGCTCACTATCAATCAGGTAGTGGCGTTCAACCTGGGGCGAGCGAGGAAGAGTCGTGGGTGGACTCAGGAGGACACGGCAAGAAAGCTTGAGGCTGAGAGCGGAAAAAAGTGGAGCGCTGCCACGCTCAGCGCGTCGGAACGCTCCGTCGAAACCGGGCGCCCTCGACTCTTCGACGCCAATGAAATCGTGTCCTTTGCCCGCGTCTTTGAATACCCCGTTGCTTACTTCTTCTTGCCGGTTCCTACACGGCTTGAAGAGACAGTGATCTTCTATTTCATGGCGCGGTCTGGGGGTGTCGAGGAGGGGGAAGGAGGGGTGCCACTCGAAATGCTGGAGCTGCTGCGTTCTGTTGTCCCGTTGAGGTACCCAGCGTCACTGGTTGAGGACGTGAACAGGCTTCTTGGGCCGCGCGGCATCAGCTGGCAGCCGAGTGCGGAGATGGAGTGGGACGACGGTCATGACGATTTCGACGCATGGCAAGCCATCAACCAGGACAGGGAAGACGACCCATTCAGTCTCGACGAATGGCAAACCGTCGTTCGGTTCGCGGCGCTTATGAAGAAGCGTTCACAGCCCGACGTGCTGCGGCTCCTGGCTGACGCTATGTCGGAACCCCCGCGCAACAATGCGGTCCCGCTAGAAGACCCCCCTTTCTAGACTGTCAACCTCGCTTCCAAGCAAAGGTGACTGCGTCGTAGTCGAAGTACCCACCGTCGGGCATGCGGCCTTGCCGTGGCGTGGTCAGCGTGACCTGGACGAGCGCACGCAGCACGTTGCGCTGCCGCTCCAGGTCCAACGCCCGCCACGCCTTCCGCACGTCCGGCGCACCCACCAGGCCGACGAGCGGGTCGATCGTCGCCGCACGCGCCAGTTGCTTGGTGACGCCCTCCAGCTGCGCGCGGGCCGTGTCCATGCCCTCCGTGAACGGCCCCAGCTCCAACTGCCCCGCACCGAACAGGCCCGCCAGGTCCGTCATGCGCCGGCGGATCCGCTCGCTCTCCGCCTGCAGCCCGGCCACATCCACGTCGTCCGGGCCGGGCAGCAGCAGGTCCTCGGCGTCGTCCCGCGACAGACGCTCGACGATCGTGTCCTCGACGTACTGGTCCACGATCTCCGCCCGCCGGCCGCCGCCGTGCCCGGTCGGGCACCGGTAGCTCGGGTACTGGCGGCCGCCGCTTTGCGTGACGGTCATGCCCTCGCCGCAGCCGTCCCGGCCGCACAGGTGGAGCAGCGAGCCCACCCACTTGGGCTGGGCACCCGCGTTCGACGTCCGTGAGGGGTCCTTGAGGATCGCTACGACGGCCCTGAACTTCTCCTCGGGCACGATCGGCTCCCACTTCCCGCGCCCGACCTCCTCGCCGCGGTAGACGGCGATTCCGGCGTTCCGGTGGCGCATCAGCATCTCCCGCACGTCGGTGTGGGTGATCGGGTTGCCGCGCGTCGACGTGAGGCCCTTGTCCGCCGCCCACTTCACGCACCCGCGGATGGATCCGCCGGACAGGAGCGTGTCCGTCCAGTGCAGGACCGCGGCGGCCTCCTCGGGTACGGCCTTGCTCATGTCGAGTACGGGCACCAAGGACTCCTCGCCCGTCTTCCGGTCGACCTTCTTACGCGTCTCGTCGGTGGGCACGCCCCACCCGAACGGGCGGACGCCGCCCGCCCACTGCCCGGCCATTGCCCTCTGCTGCCGGGCGCGGGCCACACGCTCACCCTTGTGCTCCGATTCGTGGCGGGCGACCGCGCCGAGCATCCGCGCGACCATGCGCCCGGACGACGTGGCGAGGTCGAGCTTCCCGGCCTGGACGGTGTGCGTCGACACGCCGCGCTTGTCGCACAGGTCGATGTAGCCCTCCAGCTCGGTGGGCGAGCGGTGCAGTCGGTCGGTGTGCCAGGCGATGACCACGGTGGCCGTGCCCTGGTCGAGGTCGGCGAGCATGCGCTGGTAGTCCTTGCGCTTGCTGCCCTTCTTGTAGGCGCTCACGTCGTTGTCGACGTACACCTCGACGACGTCCCAGCCGTTACGTTCCGCAAGGGCTTCGCAGTCCTCGCGCTGCCGGTCGACGCCCAGGCCGGCGCCGGTCCGGTCCTGGCTGATGCGCACATAGATGACCGCGCGGGTCTTCACGCCTGCGGCGACGTCGACGGCGGAGCGAAGTTGTGGGCTCATGCCCTGAGTGTCCACCAGTAGTGGTGTCTCTGTCTGGGGTTCGGGAACCCCAATATGCGGTTGTGCCACCACTAAAAGGATCTTGCTGGAATGTCTTTCGCGATCCCCAAAAGAGGCCCTCTGACCTGCGGTTTCTCTCCGGTCTCCCGTGACTTTCGTGATCGCCTTCGAATCCAAGGTTGGGCACAAAAGAGGCCCCGACCGGGTCGGCGTCCGGTCGGGGCCTGGTCCCGCCCGCCCCCTGGGCACGGGGTACGGGGCGGGCGGATCACCTTGTCGCCGCGAACCTGCTCTGTCGCGACCGCATGACTTCCAGTCGCTTCTCGAACTGCTGAGAGCGGGTCAGAGCCGGCGCCGTCTGGTGGTCAGGCATCTCGCACAGGCGAGCGTGGACAGTGACGTCGGCGGCGGCGGCCGACCCTGAATCGATGGGGTACGTCCTGCTTCCCTCGCCGGGCAGGATGGGCTCGTCGCACCGTGCACAGAAGCTCACTGGTTATCTCCCTGTCGTGCAGATGTGGGGCGCCGGGGGCGCTTGGGGCAGCGCGGCCCGCATTTGTAGACCTCGACGCTCAGGTCGTGGGCGCCGATGGAGCCCTGCGCGCGGCCGACGGACCGGGCCCCGTGGGTGAGCCGCTTGCCGCACCAGCAGCAGTCCCACCCCGAGTACTGGGCATAGGTCAGATCGGCGACCCGGGGCGGCTTCGGTTTCCAGGTCACCGGTCGGCGAGCGGGACCAGGCCGCGCTGCTCGCGGCAGGGAGCGCAGGCCCACAGGGCGACGGGCGGTGCGCTGTTGCGCTCGATCGCGTCCACTACGACCGCGGTCTCCGACGGACCTTTGTGCCAGTCGCACCGGTGGCCGGTCTGCGACTGGTCTGTGCTGGGTGGTGGGGTGTGCGTAGGCTCTGCCATGTCGACTCCAACCAGTCGGCCACGCCCGGGGCCGTTCACGCGGCCGCCGGGGTTCTCTGTGTCTCCCGACGCTAGAAGCGTGATGTGCACCGCTGCCAGAGTTGTGCACCGATGTGCACACAGCGTCCCGTAATGCGATGCGGCTGGTTCGCGGTCTTGACCGCCGCTGCCCGCGCGGGTGACGTTGGTGCACATCAGTGCACGCAGCATCAGGGGAGGAAAGCCATGGCCTTACAGTTCATCGGCATCGACCCGGAGACGGGACAGAGCGGGTCGCCCACAGCGTGGGTCGACACCGAGACCGCCGACATCGTGCTCCAGAGCTACACCGCCGATGCCCAGACACGGGAGCAGTGCGTGGAGAACACCGCCCCCGGACACGACAAGGGCATCCCCGCCCACGAGACCGTGATCCGGATCCCCGTCCACCTCGTCCCGCTGCTGAGGGAGGCCTGCGATGCCGCAGAGCGAGCTGCGCTTTAACGATCTCCTCGAAGCCGCCCAACACTCCGCCGTCCACCTGGAGATGCGCGACGCCTACGGTGTCGGCGACGAGGCGGACGACTTCCAGCAGTGGAAGGACACGGGCTGGAGGGACTCCGACCCCGGCTCGGCCTACTGGGCCCCATGGGTCGATCTGATCCAGCGGACCACCGCCCGCGGCGTCACCGTGCGCCGGGCACGCATCGTCTCCGAGCCGGTCACCGACTACATCCGCTATGAACACGCGGGCGCCAGCGTCAACGTGTTCGCCGGCGAACAGGTCCGGTGGCTTCCCCGGCGCAACGCGGTCGACCTTCTGCTGCCCGGCTGCGACCTGTGGATTTTCGACGGATCCCGAGTGTTGTTCAACCACTTCAGCGGCGACGGCGACTGGGCAGACCCACCGCTCGAACTCCGCACCGAGCCGGGCATCGCCAAACAGTGCGCCGACGCCTTCGAAGCCGTCTGGGAACGCGCCACTCCACACGACCAGTACCAGATCCACTGACAGGAAGCATCGGACAGGCCAGCTCATGCCCCTCTCTCCGTCGTCCTCAGCTCAGGCCGCCCGCGAAAGCGTGGCCGCACAGCTGCGCGCCATCCGTAAGGACGCCGACCTGACGGTCGCAGAGCTGGCCAGCCGGTGCGGATGGCATCACGCCAAGACATCCCGCATCGAGAACGCCAAGACTCCGCCCTCACCCACTGACATCCGCCGCTGGTGCGCCACCTGCCGGGCCGAGGGGCGGGCCGACGACCTTGTGGCCGCGTCGCTCAACGCAGAGTCCATGTACACAGAGTGGCGTCGACGCACCCGCATCGGCCTGCGCCAACTGCAGGACAGCTACGTACAACTGTTCCGCTCCACCGGCCTGTTCCGGATCTACTCGCCGACCCTCGTTCCCGGAGTCCTCCAGACGGAGGGCTACAGCCGTGCACTGCTCAGCAGCAACGCGCGCTTGCTCGACATCCCGGACGATGCCGAGGCCGCCGCGGCTGCACGAGCCGAGCGGTCCAAGGTCATCCACGAGCCGGGGCACCGCTTCGTCCTGGTCATCGAAGAGGGGGTTCTGCGCTACCAGCTGGGAGACCAGGACACCATGGCCGCCCAACTGGGCTACCTGCTCACGGCTGGGGTCCTCCCGTCGGTTTCGCTCGGCATCATCCCGGACGCCACCCCGCAGCGGCTGCTGTGGCCGCAGGAGCTGTTCCACGTCTACGACGACAGTTTGGTCTCCGTCGAGTTGCTGTCCGCGCAGGTGAACATCACGCA